AGGTTGTTTGCACAGGCAGCGCAACCGGCGGTTCCGGGCGTGAGCCCTGCGCGCCCCGCGATCCCGTCTGTGATTGTGACGATGCAAGGAGTTTGATATGCCCGCGAAAAGCAAAGCGCAAGCAAAACTCATGGCGATGGTGGCGCATGACCCGAAGGCTGCGAAGCGGTTGGGCATCCCGCAGAGCGTGGGGAAAGAATTTGAGGTTAAAGGCAAAGGTGCGCTCAAGCGATTGCCCGCAAAAGTGAAGAAGAAATGACTCGGTATCGGCTTGGAGTGTTTGAAGGGCTGCTGGAAATTGAAGCGGTGGAAAGCGGCCCTTTTCCACTCCGGGCGTATGGGTTTTTGCAGTTTTCCCCGAAAGATCATCCGAACGGCGAATTGATGCTGGAGGTGAGGGGAAAGGAAATCTGGGTTTGGGTTGCGGAGAAAAGACATGGCGAAGATGCAAACAAAAGCGTGTAAGAACGGCAAAGCGATGGGCGGGGGCGATGCGAAAGGCAAAGCTGTTGCGGTTAAAGCGGCGAAAAAGGCTGGAATGAAAATCGGTGAAAAGAAAGCGCCTTACGCGAAGGGATAAAGGTGTATCATCGCGCAGTGGTCGGGCTGGTTTATGCGGCGAGGTGTTTGCGCCCCGCCCATATCCCGAAAAGCAGGCCGAAAGGGTCGAAAGCGGCAGGCTTGCGCTATGAAAAGGCGTTAAGCGCGGCGATCCCGCGAGCGGAACACGGGCAGTGGTTTGAATTTAAGGATTTGAACGGGCCTGGACATTGCCAGATGGACTTGATTATTGAAGGGCAAAAGCGGATTGTGGTGATTGAATGCAAGTTGACTGATGTTGACCAAGGCATGAGACAGCTGCATGAATTGTATTTTCCGATTGTGGAGAAGGTCTGGCCGGATAAAAAGCCTCTTGGGATCGTGGCCGCGAGACATTTAAGCAAATGCCCTGATACAAAACTGGTCGAAACCAGCTTGAAGGGGGCGATTTTGCGGGCGGAAACGCAAGGCGTCATCCCGGTGCTGCATTGGATGGAGCGAATGCCGATTTGACGGCGAAAGGTGGGCAAATGTTACCGCCAGACTGGGAATTTTTCCTGTATTTCGCTATCCGGCTGGTTGGGCTGGGAATTGTGACGATTGTTTTGCACAATGTTTTGAAATTGGTGTTAGGTCAGAGCCATTTTTGACTATTTTTAGAGGCAAAAAGCATTGACGGCTTGCGGCAAAGGGGCCAGTATGCTCGCAGGCCAAGGCCCGTAAGCGCCTCGGGCAGCATACGCTTAGAAGGCGGCGCTTGCGCCGATGAGAAAATGGCAAATGGCAAGAACAGCGGAAAAGTAATTGCGGAACGCCCGCTCCGTGGCGTGAACACAAGCCGCACTCAGCACTCGACGGAATATAAATACGACGAGAAGACTGGGACTTTCGGCAAAGAAGCTCGCAAGGGCAATGCAAATTATCAGGCCCCGGACAGATTTGTGCCGGGAAATCCTGATTTTGAGTCTGGCGTCACCCAGAATGTTGGAAATCCCGTGCAGAGTGACGGACTGCGCGGAGCTATCTCGCTCATAAGAGGCAAATGATGAAAAAGGTTGCTCTTGTCGGCGGACTGCTTGCGCTTCTGGGTGCGGGCTCCGCCTATGCTGCTGGTCAGTTTCCGGGTTATCCGCTTTCTACGTCCCCGCTGACTGGTTTTGAATACATCCCTGCGGACACGGGCGCTGTTGCGTCTGGCGCGAGCTTCACGGGCTCGATTTCTGGAACGACGCTGACGGCGACGAGCATCACCGGCAATATTTATGTCGGACAGAACATCGTTGGCGCGAATGTCGCTCCGGGCACGGCGATTGTGTCGGGTTCGGGCGGAACGTGGACTGTTAGCGTTTCGCAGACCGTCGCTTCGACTGCGATGACTTCGGGTGGCGGCGGCGTCAATCCGCAGACCGAAATGATCCAGGTTCAGCAGCTGCGTTCGTATGTGCTGTCGGCTGGTGGTTCGGTTTCGACCTACATCAAGCTGCCGTCTTCGACGATTGCGGCGCTGCCGACTTGCGATGCGACGACGCTGGGTTCGCTGGCGACCGTCACGAATGGCACGGCGTATGGCACCGGCACGTATGGCTCGGCTGTTAGCGCGACGGGCGCTGTTTCGCGCACGGTTATGTGCACGAACACTGGCGGCGCGACGACTTATGCGTGGGCGTATAACTAAGAATTGCGCGAGGGGCCTAGTGCCCCTCACCTTTTAGGCAATTTGCTTGAAGATTTGAGGAACAGATCATGGCGATCACCCCTGACGCAAAAATGTATGATTATCAGACGGGCGTGGCGACAAAGCTCGTTCCGATGTCTGATGGACAGGGCACTTATGCCCCGGCGGTTGTGGCGTTTCAGCCGTTAAGTCCTGCGGAATACGATTATATCTCGTGTTCTTACACGGGAAGCAATTTAACGACTGTGGTGTATAAGTTGGGTGGGGCGAGCGGCACGATAGTCACCACGTTGACGATGACGTATGATGGTTCGGGTAATCTGCTGACCGTGACGCGGAGTTAAAATCATGGCATGGGTTTTCAATCCGTTCACAGGGACGTTTGATTATTCGACTACTCCGGCAAGCGGAGGAGTTACGACGTTTAGCGCGGGAACAACTGGACTTACCCCTGCTGTCGCGACAAACGGGGCGATTGTGCTCGGTGGAACGCTGGCCGTTACGAATGGCGGCACGGGTTTGACGACTTTGGCGGCAGGGCGCATTCCGTATGGAAATGCCACAAGTGCTTTTAATTCGTCAGCCACGTTTGTTTTTGATGGCACGGTGTTAGCTGTCGGATATACGCCGTTTGCGTGGGTGGGAAAAGCTGTCCAAATTGGAACTTTGACCGCTGTTGCGCAGGCATCTTCCGGCGCAGCATTGCATACTTTTAACTGTTATCAAAACAGTGCCGGTAATTATATTTACAACTCCACAGCGGCTGCTGCGAAGTATGAATGTGGGTTGAATGGCACGGCAACCCATGCTTGGTTTATTGCAGGCTCAGGCACTGCGGGTAATGTTGTTAGTTTTACGCAGGCATTGACGCTAGATGCTTCTGGCCACCTTGGACTGGCCGCAACGCCGAATGCTTGGTCCACCGATTACAAGTCATTGGACATTGGCATAAGCTCTTCATTTTATGGGCGTGTAGCCACTAAATCCACTGGATTTTCCGAAAACGCTTACAGAAACACTGCCGGTAACTGGATTTATAAAAATACTGACTACGCAAGCCGAAATGAAACCGGAAGCGGTGGTTTTCAATGGTACACCGCACCCTCCGGCACCGCAGGAAATACCGCCACATTTACGCAGATAATGACGCTCGACGCGAACGGCAATTTGCTAGTGGGCGTTACCAATGCTGCCACAACTTCCGCTAAGACCATCAACATCTCGAACGGCACCGCGCCAACAGCCAACATTACAGGCGGCATTTTGTATGTTGAAGCAGGTGCTCTGAAATACCGTGGTTCTGGTGGAACTATTACGACACTTGGCGCAGCATAAGGAATTATCATGGCTAACACCTACACTTGGCTCATCTCGGCACTTGAGTGCTATCCTGAACAGGACGGCAAGGAAGATGTTGTGTTCACCGTCCATTGGCGTCGTCAGGCGACGGACGGCACTTACAATGCCGGCATCTATGGCGCGCAGCCCGTGACGCTTGATCCCGAAGCGCCGTTCACGCCTTACGCTGCTTTGACTGAAGAGCTGGTCATCGGCTGGCTTGAAGATGCTTTCGGCCCTGAACTGCTTTCGGCGCAGGTTGAGGCGCTTGACCAGCAGATTGCTAATCAGATCAATCCGCCCGTGGTGAGTCCACCGCTGCCGTGGGAATGAGTGTGGAAGGAGCCAAAAATGGAAAAGTTGATTAAAATTGAATTGACCATTGCAAAATGGAATGTGGTGATGAAGGGTGTAGGAAATCTGCCGTTCGTGGAAGTTTCTGAGATTATCGCGGAAATGAAACAGCAGGCTGATCCGCAGTTGCTGCCGGAGGGAATGCAGACCCCGGAAACGTCAGAAGTTCAGCCTTCGTAAAGGAATAAAAGATGACGACGCCTGATCCGTTCGCCCCTGGGTATCGACTGACTGACGGAAATCAGTTGAATGATCGAGTTGCAAATCCGCAATGGTCTACGACTTCAAGTCTGGCGGCGAAAGCGGGTGGAACGGTTTTAACGTCGTCAAAGATCGTTGATACTGTTACGCAGATCACAGCGGCGTCCGCTCCGAATGCGGGTGTGGTGATTGAACAGGCGCTTCCGGGGCGGCTGCTGTGGATCGTGAATGATGCTCCGAATACTGTCGTGGTGTTTGCGGAAGGCGGATCGACGATTGACGGAGTTCCGGGTGATGTTGGTATTTATCTGGGCGCTGGGGATAGTGTTTATTTCATCGCCACAGATGTGAATACGTGGCAATCGTTTGCTGCACTGCCTGTTGGTGGATTGAATGGCGTTGTTAATATTATAACGAATATTGCGGCACTTCAGGCGTGGAATAAACCGGCGGCTAATAGCCCTGAAATTTTTGCGCTGGTTTATAACACGGTGTTGGGCGATGGCGGTGGACTTTTCTATCTTGACGCTGCGGATCATACGACGCCGGATAACGGCACGACTGTGATTGTGGATGCGCAGGGTAATCGCTGGAAACGCGAACTTGTGCGGGCGACTTATATCGCGAATACTCCGGCTGGCACTGTTGCGGCGACAACGGTGCAGGGCGCTATTAACGAACTTGACGTGGAAAAGGTGTCGTATGCTGCGCTAGCGGCAAGCAGCGGGTCTTCGCTGGTTGGATATACGCAGGGTGGCGCTGGCGCTGTTACGGAAACAGTGCAGACTAAACTACGTCAAAGCGTGAGTGTTGATGACTTTGGTGGAAACGGTAATGGCGTTGCGAATAATACTGCAGCGTTTGCGGCGGCGATGGCAGCTTCCACGTCGGTGTATGTGCCAGTTGGAACTTATGCGATTGGCTCGTATATTACGCTCCCGGCGAATACTAAGTTGTATGGCCCCGGCACGATAAAAGCCGCAGCGGGTTATGCTGATAATTTCTTAGTGCTGTTGAGTGCGAACTCGACGCTGGAAGTGAATAAACTAGACGGCACGGGGATGCCGGTTCCGGTGGCGGATTGGACTGGCGGTGGTGCAGGGCTCGTTAGATCGCCGATCGGTAGTGCTGTTTTTGTGAATGGAGCAGTCGGTTCTTCAGTTGACAACGTGACTATTCGGAATGTGACGTTCACAAATTTTCCGAGCGGCCCTGTTTGCACGTTTTATGCGGCTAATCTTCTCGTTGATGGCTGTCTGGCGCTCAACTCACAGACCGCTGTGGCGACGAAACCGAATGCGGTGTTTAATATTCAAAGTTCGAACCATGTTCGACTGGTGAATAGTCACGCGCAAAATTATAACGTGAAGGTGTTTTATTTCGGAAATTGTTATAATGGATTGATGCAAGGCTGCGCCTGCACGTCTGCGAGTATTGCTTGGCCGGGATTTTCCGCATCGCACTATATCTCTGGTGGATTTTCCCATGTCATTTCGGGATGTCAGAGTGAATATTCGTTTGGCGTGAAATTAACGCAGACGAGCGATGTCGCTGTAGTTGGATATACCAGCCTTAATCCGGCATACGGTGGAATGATTATTCAGTCTTCAACCGATATTGAGATTAGTAATTGTTTGTTTAGACTCACGCCGACTGGCGGCGCGGATACGCCGTATGGGATTGGATTTGTTGCGCCGCAGACTGAAAGCGATGTTCGCCGCGTTACCGTATCCAACTGCAATATCATATATGCCTCGCCGGGAACGTCGATAAATAATTCCGGTTTCCTTTTCCAGTTGGTTAACGACTCGGCACCGCCGGTAGGATTGACGGTAAATATCGACGATATTCAGATTAATAACTGCACCGTCACGTCGCCGTATGTCGGAGTAAAGATGGACCCGTTTACTGGAACCTGGACAAGTGGCACGATTTCGAGAGTGAAGATTAATAATTGTTCGATTTATAATCCTGTGCTGTATGGCATTTTGTCGTATTGTGCGAGCTTGGAAGTAAGCGGCTGTCTGATGCAGGGTATGGGTGCGGGAGTTACGCAGCCATTGGCGGCCCTTTATACCCAACCGAATGATACGCTCGCGTATTTGCGGGTTGTGAATAACATAACCCGTGCGGTGGATGCGGCTACAGTTCATTGGGATATTGCACAAGGTGGCAGCGCGAATAACGGTAAATTTGCTACGATAGAGTTTAGCAACAACCACGCAGATTATGGCACATATTGTATGCGCTATGATGGAGGTCTTGCGGGATCGACTTTGAACACGTTTGTTGTTCAGAATAATATCGGCAGTTTCCAAAGCGCGGCTGATGCGATTTCTATGACGATGATCCCGGCCCCTGGTAACACATTTTCCGTCTGCCTACAGGGCAATTCGCTCGTTGATTCAGCGGCAAGGCGGAATTTGAAAGTTATTAATTCTGCCGCGATCACCAATATTGTTGATGGCGGTGCGACTGGTAATAACGTCAACACCGGCCAGCCGGTTTATGTCCCGTAATTTGGAGAAAACAATGCCAATGCACCCAGATCATTCGACGCCCGATCTTGTTGGGGCATTGTTTACGACGACAAATGAAAAGGTAGGAGGGGTTGTTGCGGGGGCGGCGATAACTTCTCCGCTTTGGTTGCAGCAGATAAAGCCGTATTCAGATGTTGCGGCGATTTTCGTCCCGATTTTGGGTTGCATTTATCTGTTGATGCAGATTGGGTTTAAGTTGTGGGATCGGACAAGAAAGGAAGACTGATATGAAAAAGTGTTGTGACCATAAACGCCCGGATCGTGAAAGTCATGTTATGGGCATGAAGCATGACATGGGTAAACTGATGTCTGCGAAGGCGAACAAAGGCGGTATCGCCCCGAATACGCAGCAGAAAGAATTGAAAAGTCTGAAGTCCAGCAAGCAGCCGGGAGGTAATTGATTTGGCGAAGGGCAAAATGACGATGGCTGAGTGGGAACGCTCGCCGATGGACAAGAAAAAGGACGCAGCGCTCAAGAAAAAGGGCGTGAAAGAAGGCTCTGCCAAGGACAAGGCGATGGACAAAAAGGGCCTTGCTGCTTACAATGCCAAGGTCGGCAAGAAGAAATAAGCCCACTACGGATTGCGTATAAGATGGACTTAACCGCACAAAATGCAAAAGTGATTGAGTGGCCGGAAAAGCTGCAATGCTTGTTCTGGCCGCAGGTCAATGGTTTGCCTGTGCGTTATCGAGTTTTATATGGCGGTCGTGGTGGCGCGAAGTCATGGGGAATTGCGAGGGCACTGGTGCTGCTTGCGGCAAAAAAGACCCTTCGCATTCTCTGTGCTCGTGAATTACAAAACTCAATTCGTGACTCGGTGCACAGAGTTTTAAGTGACCAGATTGATCTTTTAGGACTGCAAGGTTTTTATCAGATCGAGCAGGCAAGAATTTATTGCCCGTCTACAGGCTCGGAATTTTCTTTCGAGGGCATTCGAAACAATGTCACGAAGATTAAGTCATATGAAGGTGTGGACATTTGCTGGGTGGAAGAAGCGAATAAAGTCACGAAGACCTCGTGGGACGTGCTTATTCCGACGATCCGTAAGGAAGGTTCTGAAATCTGGGCTTCGTTTAACCCGGAGCTTGAGAGCGATGATACGTATGTGAGATTTGTGCTGCAGCCGCCGAAGAACGCGATTGTGCAGAAGATTTCATGGCGCGATAATCCGTGGTTTCCGCAGGTTTTGAAGCAGGAAATGCTCGATCTTAAAGTCCGCGACCGCGATGCGTATTTGCATGTGTGGGAAGGGGAGTGCCGAAAAAGTCTGGAAGGAGCGGTTTATGCGGACGAACTTCGTGACTGCGCTGAAGAAGGTCGTATCACACACGTTCCTCACCATTCTAGCTCTGCTGTTAATTTGTATTTCGATCTTGGCCGGTCAGACAGCACGGCAATTATCTTCGAGCAATACGTCGGAATGCAACGACGAGTCGTGGACTTTTACGAGAATCGACTCAAAGGGCTAGATCATTACATTCATGTGCTGCGCACACGCAGGGGCTCCACGGGCGAACTTTATGACTATGGTATCTGCTGGTTGCCGCATGACGCTCGGGCCAAGACATTAGGTTCGAAGAAGTCGATAGAAGAGCAGATGCGTGATGCGGGTTTTCAGGTTCGGATCGTGCCGAGGTTGAGCAAGTTCGACGGGATTATTGCGGCGAGAAGCATTTTCCCGACATGCTGGTTTGATGCCGCAAAATGTGAGAAGGGGCTTTTACACGCTCTTCGGCATTATCATTACGAAGAAAACCCCGTGACTGAGACGTTCAGCGCGGAACCTGTGCATGATTGGTCGTCTCATGCTGCTGACGCTTTTCGATACATGGCTATTGCCTCGAACGAAGGCGGATCGGATGGGCGCAGTCGTAAGGTGGCGGGGGCGCTAAAGCGTCAAAGCGGGTTAATGGGTAAGCTGCAGAATTTGGGCGAAAGCCTGGGATGGATGGGATAAATGGCACGGCAAGCAGTTGACAGCGATAAATTCCAGAAAGTCCTGAAACGTGCGCAAGAGCGTTTTAAGCGTTGCGAAGGCTGGGAAAGCTACGCCCGCAGATTGTTCATGGATGACATTCGTTTTGCGAATGCGGACGCTGACAACAAATATCAGTGGCCGACGCGCATGTGGAATGATCGGCAGCGCGATGAGCGTCCTGCCTTAACGATCAACAAGACCCGTCAGCATAATCTGAACATCATTAACGATGCGAAGATGAATAAGCCGGGAATTAAGTATCGCGCTGCAGGTAATGGAGCGACGGCGGAAAGTGCTCGGATTTGGGACGGCATCGCTCGGCACATCGAGTATCAATCAAATGCCCCGGCGCACTACGACTATGCCACCCGCTTTCAGGTCGAAGCTGGCATCGGCTATCTGCGTGTCAACACGGACTACGTGGACGAGAACTCGTTCGATCAGGAAATTTATATCACGAGTATCGCAGACCCGCTGACGGTTTATATTGACCCGGACGCGAAGGCTCCGGCGAAAGAAGATGCGCGCTTTGCGTTTATCTTCGAAGACATGCCGAAAGATTTGTTCGACCAGAAATATCCGCAGTATAAGCAGTTTGCTGGGCAGGAAGTTCTTGT